GGACGCACAAGTCTTGATTTTTGGCGATTGGTTTGACGTGATGGGGGTGTATGGCGATCCACGCAGCAAGTCAAACGATATACGCCAGGACTACATGAGCAAGGACTTCAGCTACCTGGATATGGTGATTGAGGACAGCATTGAGTTCTTACAGCCTTACGCCAATCATATCCTGCTCATCAGCGAAGGTAATCACGAAACGAACATCAAAAAGCGCCACGATACTGATCCACTTAAGCGCTTGCTGGATGGCCTTCACGCATACAACCCTGACATATGCAGAGGACGTTACACGGGATGGGTACTTTTTGAAAATAAATACAAAAAAGGCAGCCATAACCGCACGTTCAAATTGCACTATCATCACGGCTTCGGAGGTAACGCTAAGCGCTCTAAGGGCATGTTAGATGTCCAGCTTGAGGCAATGCGCTATCCAGACGCTGACATTCTTTGTAGGGGCCACGACCACCAGAAATGGCATGACCCATCCACAACCCGCTTCCGCCTGAGCCATCGTTATGCTCAATACAAAGACAGCGTCCATTACATCAAAACAGGCAGTTACAAGGATGGCTTTGACAAGGGGGAAGGTGGGTTTGAAGTCGAAAAGAATTTTATGCCAACCAAGTTAGGTGGCTGGTGGATGCATCTAACGTTTGAACGCAAAAAAGGCAGCACTATAAAAGTCACGGAGGCGGAATGATAGACCCTGTTAAGCTCATCAACCCACGCACCTTCATTGAGCAGCACCTGAGGCTGATAGGCAAGGGCTATTCAGGAAGGAAGGCGTTTGAAATGCTTAATAATAGCTATGAGCAGGAGGTAGGCATCAAGCGCTATACGGTTTTACGGATTTATTTCTCTTATTGTTGGGGTTATTTGGTTAACTGGGATAATTCTTTGGTTTTACGGATATCTGCTTATAAACTGGATGATTGTTTGGGGTTGGCCAATTGCTATTATTGAGATTATTATTGTTATTATAGCAGTACGGACAATACTTGGTAAAGAGTGAATTATGTTTAGACAAACAGACTAAAAAATAGCCCATATTGGCTACAACCCGCGCATAGAAATCATTAACGCCTATTCTTGGCACCTAACACTCCAAGCCCGGCAACCTCAGCCGGGCTTTTTTATGCTTAAAATCTGTTAAACATTTTAACAGCCTAAGCCTCTTTATTTACGTTGTTTTGTAATGATGAGGCTTTTTGGGCTGAACATAGATTTATCAAACCAGGGCCTGTGGCTTGGCCGCTCCAGCCTGACCAACGTCACCCAGTTTTACCGGAAATTTATTAGCGGTAATCAGACGGAGGCAGGCGAGCTGGTGAACGAGGACACAGCCATGCGGCTTTCTGCCGTGTTTGCCTGTGTCCGTGTCTTATCCGAAACAGCAGCCCAGGTTCCTTTATACTACTACCAGCGCACCGACTCAGGCAAGGCCATCAACACCGATGACCCGCGTAACCAGCTTGTAAACGAGGAGCCGAATGGTGCAATGGATTCATTTACATTCAGGGAGTCCATGACATTCAATCTAAACCTCCACGGCAACGCTTACGCACGCATCATAAGGGACGGCAACGGCACGCCAACTTCTTTGCTGCCAGTCGTGCCAGAAAACATCAAGCAAATCAGGATCAGCGAGGACGGGCAGCGCATATTCTACACCGTCAAGCTAAGCGAGGACAAGGAACAGGAGCTGCCTGAGCGGGACATTCTGCACTTCAAAATACTAAGTAAGGACGGGTACATTGGCCGCAGTGTCATTGATACTGCACGGGAAGAGCTTGGCGGTGCCTTAGCCACGCAACGTTTCAGCAACAACTTCTGGCAAAATGGAGCAGCGCCTGGCTTGGTAGTAAAGATGCCTCACCGGCTCAGTCAGGAGGCTTACGAGCGCCTGAAAACATCCTTGCAAAACTTCAAGGGTGGCAACGCTGGGAAATCTCTACCCTTAGACCAAAACGCAGATGTGCAGGAGGTAGGCGGTATTCCTCAGCGTGACGCTCAATTTTTAGAAACCAAGAAATTCAGCAAGGAGCAAATTGCAAGCTTGTTCCGCGTACCCCTCCCGCTTATCAATAGCCTTGACAACGCTAATTACAGCAACGTAACAGCCCTTACGCTCAACTTTGCTAAGTACACAATGGCACCCTTGTTTGCCCGCATGGAGGCTGAACTTAACAGAAAGCTCAGGCCACGCACGGAGGCAGGCCGCAAGAACTTCTTTGAGTTTGATATGACAAGCCTTATGCGCGGTGACGATGCCACGCGGGCTGAGTATTTTGACAAGTTGTTCGGGAACTCTGTTATAACACCTAATGAAATAAGGGAGAGGGAAGGACTGAATAGGCTTGACGTTGAAGGCATGGACAAGCCTTATAAGCAGAAACAAGACATCCCGATTGATCAAAGTGTAGCCTAATGCCAGAGGTAGTGAGCAAAGAGTTTACAACAGGTTTTATACGGAGGATTGATGCAAGTCAGCGCATGGCTGAGTTTGTCATTTCGGACAATTCTGAGGATAGGCATGGCACCGTCCTGAACATGGACAATTTCAAGCTTGATAATTTCAAAAAGAACCCCATAGTCCTTTACCAGCACCAGGGCTATGGTGGGCCTGGGTCAGACCCTGATGACGTGATTGCCTCAGCGGAAGTTTTTGAGGAAGGAATGGGGCAGGATAAAAAGCTGATAGGCCGTGCATATTTTGAGCCAGCGGAGGTGAATGAAAAGGCTGATAAAATATTCAAAAAAATCCAGCAAGGCACGCTGCGCGCTACATCTGTGGGCTTTATGCCAATCGAGGACGAAAATGGCCGCATAGGGCAATTCGGAAAAGATGACGGCAATGGAAGCCGCACAAACACGGACACCTTCTATTTCAATGGCCAGGAATTGCTTGAGTTCAGCATTGTCAACATTCCAAGCAATCCTAACGCTGTCCGCAATGGCTTAGGAGAAGCCACACGCAGCTTTACAGACTACCCGCGTCAAGCTGTAGATAACGCAAAGAAGGCGCTCGAGATTAAAGATGGTGACAACCCTGAAATTCAGGAATGTGGCACCCGCGTTGGATGGACAAGGGCTAATCAGTTAGCCAACCAAGAGCCGCTCAGTGAAGAAACTGTTGGCCGCATGGCCTCTTTCCGCAGGCACCAACAGAATGCAGACGGTGACCCAGCTAAGGATTGTGGCGCTATCATGTGGTTAGCCTGGGGAGGTGAAGCTGGCGTGTCATGGGCAGAACAGAAAATGGACGAATTGCAAAACAAAGTTATGCCAAGCAATCAAAAAGGTAAGCGTGCAGAGCCTGGCGAGCTAAGCGAAGGCGACTTTGTCCGCTGGAATAGTTCAGGAGGTCAGGCTGAGGGCCAAATAGATCGCATCCAGACAAGTGGAGAGATTGACGTGCCGGACAGCAGCTTTACTATAAACGCCTCAGAGGATGACCCTGCTGCGCTTATTACAGTCTACCAGGAGAACTCAGATGGCCTGTTTGAACCTTCAGACGTTCAGGTGGGCCATCGTTTCAGCGCATTGACTAAAATTGATGCACTGCCCACGCCACGGAAAGCACCAAAGGCTAATTCTAAGCACGTCCCAGCTCTGGAAATGACACCAACTGCACCGCGTGAGCGTGAGTGGGACAGCGAGGCTGCTGAACAGCGGCTGCGTAGATTTTTCAGCTCTGACGGCTCAGGTGACAAAGAAACCATTGACTTTGACGAGTATGCACGGGCGTTTGGTTATGTAATGGATGGCGAGGAGGGCAACTTCTCAGCCTATAAGCTGCCTCATCACGATGTTATAGAGGGCCAGATGGTGGTTGTGTATAATGCTTTGGTAGCTGCTGCCGCAGCAATAAATGGCGCACGAGGTGGCGTGGACATTCCTGATGAGGATATGCCCGCTGTCAAGGCCCATATCACTATGCACTACCACCAGTTCAGCGAGCGCAGTCCGTTTGAGGAGGAGCCTGAGCAGGACATGACGGACGATGACCAGGAAATGAACAAGCTAAGCTATGATACATGGCGCTTGATAAAAATAAGGGAAAGGGAATTTGAACTTGAAAACCTAAATGATCTAAAAACTAAAAACAAGTGACAATGAGCAACGATATTCAAAGACTGTATGACCGGAAACGTGAGCTGCTGGCTCAGGAGACTGAACTCAAAAACAAGTTTGAGCGGAAGGAAATTGGTGGCTCCGACTTAGAATCTGAGTTCAATTCTATTGAGGAGGAGCTGAAGGGTGTTGAGAACAGCATCCGTATTGGAGAGCGTCAGGAACAGGCTGAAAAGCAATCCGCAAAGGAGGCTGAGCAACAGACTGAAAACCGCTCCAGCTCAAAGATTTACAATGATGAGGTTTTCCCGAAGCTGATGAGCAAGGGCCTTGACTTCAGCAAGCTCAGCGAGCAGGAGCGCAATGTCTTTGATAATGTACACAGCCGTGCTGACTTAGGCACAAGCTCCTCTGGCGGTGGCGTACTTGTCCCGACTGACACGGTGCGTGAAATCATCCGTGCCCAGGAGTTCATGGGAGGTGTGCGCCCTACGGCCTCCGTGATGGAGACACAGGACGGGCGCAAGATGAGCTTCCCGTTCACCGATAACACCTCGGATAGTGGTGAGCAAATCTCTGAAAACCCTGCCGCTGACACTGCCCAGCTCAACCCCTCATTTAGCGAGAAGGAGCTTGACAGCTTCACATTCTCAAGCAAGGAATTTGTCGTATCCCGTGAGCTGCTTCAGGACAATGTTTTTGATCTGGTTGCTGAGTTCCAACGCTTTGCTGCCCGCAGGTTTTTCAATGTGCTTAACCCGCTGTTCACAACGGGCACAGGTTCAAGCGAGCCGGAGGGCATCGTTACAGGCAGTGGCGTGACAGCCACCGCGCAGAACACCGCCTCGCTGGTGCGTGAGGACTTCATTAATCTGATCCACAAGCTTGACCGCGCCTACCGGAATAACGGTGCCTTCCAATTTACAGACGAGATTGTGTCCAGCATCCGTAAGTTGGAAGTTGGCTCATCTGACAGCCGTCCGCTGTATCAGCCCAGCGCCAACGCTAATGAGCCGGATCGTGTGGAAGG